GATCCACTACGAGAAATTGATCCAAAGGTGTTAATCACTGATGAATGCCATTATTATAAAAGCAATAAGGCAAGGCGTACAAAGGCAGTAAAGCTGCTAGCAAAGGCAGTAGATCACTTTATTGCTTTATCAGGTACTCCTATAGTCAATAAACCAATCGAGGCGTACAACGCTTTACGATTGATCAATTATGATCTATTCAAAAACTTTCGACACTTTGCTGATCGGTATTGTAATCCTAAATGGAATGGTTTTGGTGTGAGTTACGATGGTGCTTCCAATACGCAAGAGTTGCATGACCTTCTTAAAAGTACGGTAATGATCCGTAGATTAAAGAAGGATGTACTACCTGAATTGCCGGAGAAGACCCGTTCATTTTTTCCATTACAGCTTACCAATCAATCGGAATATACCAAGGCAGACAATGACCTAATACAATTCCTTCGGGAGACCAAAGGTAATGACGCTGCCCGTAAAGCAATCTTTGCCGAAGCACTTACCAGAATTGAAGTACTTAAACAATTGGCAGTCAAAGGCAAACTGGAAGAGGCCATCAGTTGGATTACTAATTTTTTGGAAGTGGAAAATAAATTGGTGGTCTTTGCTACTCATAAGTTTGTAATAGATGCCTTGGTTGAGAAATTCCAAGGAGTAGCAGTAAAGATTGACGGATCATGTACGCCTACTGCCCGACAACAAGCAGTAGATGCCTTTCAAAGCAATCCAAATATACATCTATTCATTGGTAATATACAGGCAGCAGGGGTTGGTATTACTCTGACCGCTTCCAGCAATGTAGCATTTTTGGAATTACCATGGACTCCTGGCGCTCTTGTACAGGCAGAAGACCGGTGCCATCGTATTGGTCAGAAAGACAATGTCAATATCTACTACTTACTCGCTACCGATACCATTGAAGATAAGATTGCAGAGTTGCTTGATAGGAAAAGGAAAACCCTTGACGCAGTCCTTGATGGTATAGAAACAGATCAAGAATCATTACTTACAGAACTCATAAAACAATATCAGTCTTAATTCTATGGAAAACATTAATCTGATCCGAAAGATAGCATGGTCTTTTCATAAGACATCACAATTGGACTACGATGATCTGTTCCAAGAGGCATACCTTGCTTATGTATATGGTATGAAAACTTACGATCCGACCAAGGGATGCTACCTGTCAACTCATTTATGGAATCATATTAGTAATCAACTAAAAACGTATATCAAAAAAGAAAAGGAAAGGACTACTATTTTATTACCTCTCGAAGCAGCTCGGTATCATTCCAAATGTGATAGTACATTCTTTGATGGTCTTACCTTTGATGCTCAAACCATTTCCAAAATCGTTCTTGCCACCGGAAAAATACTAAAGATGCTACCGGAATATTCTCAAGGTAAATGTCCCACCAAAATAAGGGTGCGCATAGAGCATATTCTATTGCGACAAGGATGGTCGTATCAGCGTATAAATTATGCATTTAGAGAATTAAGAACGGCATTGGAATACAAAGAGTAACAAAGTATAATATCTTATAAACCAAAATCATATTTACATGAGCGAATTATCGGAATCACTGGACAAAAAGAGTTTCTTTATTCTCATTTCGTATTTATCAGAAGGTGCTTCTAATGAGTTTATGGTAAAGCAATATGCAAATGTCATACGGCGATACGAAAAAGCTCAGTTAAAAGGGGCCCCCAAAGAAGTGTTAGACCCCATATTTAATGAAATAATAATACTGAGTTATGTAACCATGCTAAGAACCCTCAACAAAACTGCAGAAGAATTGATAAAGAATATGGATGAAATTAATCGTGTGCTGGATCTGATCACTCCCAAACAAAACTAATGGACATAATCCAATTATACCAAGATTATTCTGTTGATTTCCTTACGGAAGGGCATAAGCATTGCCGACCGGGATGGGTTAATACACCATGCCCTCATTGTGAGGGAAATGCCGGATACCATTTGGGGTATAATATCCAAGGGAATTTCTATACCTGCTGGCGATGTGGTTGGCATCCCATAATTGATACCATTTCTAAATTATTAAAGGTTTCGGAAAGAGAAGCCCGGACTATCATTAAACAATACGGGCTTCTCCTTCCAAAAACTCAACCACTAAAGAACCCTGTCCGGATCAAAGAGCATCGGTTACCATCGGAGACCGGTCCCTTGAGTATCGCTCACGTACGCTATTTACAGAGCAGAGGATTTGACCCTGATAGATTGATCAAAGATTGGCATTTATTAGGTACAAGCCCTATAAGTAAGCTTGACAATATTAATTACAAGCATCGGATCATCATCCCCTATTTTTGGGATCAACAACAAGTCTCTTTTGACTCAAGAGATATCACCGGAAAGCACCCTGCTAAATACTTGGCCTGTCCTAAAGACCGGGAATTAATCCCACATAAAGACATATTGTATGGAAAGCAGGAATACTGGACGGATACTGGCATTTGTGTAGAAGGATCAACTGACGTGTGGCGTCTTGGTTTTCATGCCTTTGCCACTTCAGGAATAAAATATACCCCTGCCCAAGTTCGGTTGATGGCAAAATTGTTTAAACGGATCTTCGTTGTATATGATGATGATCCGCAGGCTATCGTTCAAGCAAAGAAGTTGATTGCTGAGTTGATGTTTCGTGGGGTTGAAGCTATCAGAGTTTCTATTGTTGGAGATCCTGGAAGTATGAAGCAAGATGAAGCAGATTATTTTGTGAAACAATTAGGTATCAAATGATTAAAAATAAATTTGGAGAAATAAAATGGATTATATATCTTTACAACTCAATTAACTTAAATATATCTTCATGAATACGGGCATGATTAAAATATTGTTACTGTTTTTCCATTTTTCTAAGGTTGGGGGATTCGAAGGGAAGGTGCCGTATCACTGGAACTTCGAATCCCTTTTTTACTAAGAAACTATGATAAGAACAAATTTACCAAAAAAGAGTGTAGTTTTATTACCATGTAAGTTAATAGAATATCTTCTTGGGTATGAAGAAGCAGGTGATCTAATTTCTCTTAGCACTTTCTACTATTATCAAGCAAAATTACAAAATACAAATGAACCAGAAATTACTATTCAACAAACTGCTGGTATTCTAAATTGGTCTGATAAACGAGTAAAAAAACACAATCAGCGATTAAAAGATTTGAAAGTGATTACAGAAGCTCGCCATGCTATATGGGGGACTGGTACAAGTAAGCATATAAAATTGTCTTTTCTACCATCAAATCTTACCGATAACAGGGAAGAAAGGAATTCTATAGTGCCTAATGATTCGGTTATATATAATATAACCTCATCTATATCTAAGGGGTGTCCATTACAGGAAAACCCCTCTTCCAATCAAAAAATTACTCCTTCCATGTTTGACCAATTTTGGTCTATTTATCCTAAAAAAATTGACAAAGGAAAAGCATTATCCAGTTGGTTAAGAATATGTAATAGACAAAATAAAAAACCACCTACTTGGAGAGAAATAAAAAGAGCAATCCTCCAACAAAAACAATCAGAGCGATGGCAGGAATCAATATTTATTCCGCACCCAGCCACTTGGCTAAATCAGCATCGGTGGCTTGATGATCCAAAGGAAATGAAAAAGGTTATATTTGACCAACCGGGTTCCGGTCCAAAAAGTATTACATATGATGGTCGACAATATAATCGTTGTCCAGATGGTGAGTATAGAAATGCCGCAGGGGAAATATACATACCATGATTGAAAGACAGATCATAATCGGACTCATCACTTCATCTGACTATTGTGCTCAGATCAAGAATATGTGGAATGCTCAATTCCTTGAATCCACTACTGCCAAAAGACTTGCCGGTTGGGTTTGGGAATACTACAATAAGTACAATAAAGCACCCGGGAAAGACATCGAACCAATATTCTTTTCCAAGATTAAAGCACAAAACTTTCCAAAGGTCGTTGCCGAAGAAATTGAGCAAGACATCCTACCGGAATTAAGTAAGCAATATGAACGGGAAGGACTTGATGTAAAGTATCTGATTGATGAAACCAAGAAGTACTTCAATGAGCAGCATATTAAGCAGTTTACTGAGAATGTCCAAAGTCTGCTTGATTCCGGTCAGCTTGAAGAAGCAGAAAAATTAGTAGGATCTTTCAAACCATTGTCGACCAGCAACGTAAAGCTGGATCAGTTTATCCGCAATGTAGCACAAATAAGAAAGGTAGAACGACAAAGACCGGCATGTTTAATGAAGCCATGGTTATTTGAAGGACATCTGATTATCTTGTATGGTTCCGCCGGTACCGGAAAGTCTTTACTTGCTATCCTAATCGGGTATCTGTTAGGAATAAAAAACCATGACCGGGAAGAATGCGAAATAGCAGAATGGCAGGTCCACAAAAATACAGGTTGTTTATACATTGATGGTGAATTGGGTGAATTGGATATGGAAGCCCGCATAAGAGGGTATGAATGGATTGGTCCACAAAGAGGTGATTGTAGAATTAAAGTGCTATCTGCTCCGGAATATCAATTAGCAACCGAAGATACATTCTCGCTATCAGATAGAACTAATCAGTTGAAAATCATTCATTGGTTAAAAGATCATCCAAAATACAAGTTGATTGTACTTGATAGTTTAAGTACTTTGTTTGGTCTTGATGATGAAAATAGCAATAGCGAATGGAATAAGAAAGTGAATCCATTCCTGCGTGATTTGCGTGCCTTAGGAGTTGCCTGTCTTTTATTACATCACTCCGGGAAAGACAAGAAAAGAGGAATGCGTGGTGCGTCAGCAATGGAAGCAATGGCACAATACATCTTTCGACTTAGTAATCATCCAAAAGGAGGAATGGATACCGGGGAAGCTTGGTTCATCCTTTCCAAAGATAAGCAACGAGCAGGCGGGAAAAGCTTTCCAACCTTTGCTTTACATTTCACTCAAGATGTTGATGGTAATACACATTGGGAAGAAACAGAATTAAAATGAGAAAAGAACAGATTATTGTAAAGCTAATGCGCGTCCGATCATCTACAAGATCAGAAGCAAACAAGCAGCTCTTAACTGAATGTATTGATGCATTGCAAGAGGAGCAAAGAGAACAGGAACAGCAGCAAATACAAGCCACTACTTCTTTTTACGTTCGACAACGATTAAAATTACGGAGAGATGTTGGCATTAATTTGTCTGAACAAGGAAAGGCTGTCCGATTGCTTGTAAATACAATAGATGAACCAAACAAAAGGTTGTGGGTTGTTGATGCTACCGGAAAAGAAAGACCACAATGGATTGCTATGCAACTTGTGGAACCAGCAGATGATTGACACTTAAAATAGGAGGTTATTATGTACAAGATTAGAAAAGAATTTCATTTTTCAGCGAGTCATGTTTTAAATGGTTTGCCGGAGAATCATCCGTGCTCAAGATTACACGGACACAATTATGTCATCACCGTAGAACTCCAATCGAAGACTTTGAATGAAGTCGGCTTCGTTGTTGATTACCGGGCACTTGATGACATTAAACAATTCATTGACGGGACCCTTGATCACAGGCACCTGAATGATATGGTTCTGTATAATCCCACAGCAGAGAATATGGCAAAGGATTTTTATGAATTCTTCCATACTTTGCATCCGGAAGTATGTGCCGTAGAGGTTTGTGAAACACCAAAGACATCAGCAAGATTCGAACCGTGATGGAAGCAAAACAACTTATCAAAGCATTTCCAAAGGAAGAACGTAAGGTTGGTACCGGCAACTTTCTCCGGGTATCAGAATTCTTCTTTGATACAATTCAAGGAGAAGGAATTTATCTTGGATATCCTGCTGCATTTCTTAGATTACAGCAATGTACTTTGAATTGTGTATGGTGTGATACTACAGAGGTGTGGCGAAAGGGAAATCCGTATACATTTGCGGAGCTATACGATTTAATGGTAACGAGTGAATTAAAAGACAAGTTAAAAGCAGGACAACATCTTATTTTGACTGGAGGGAGTCCTCTCTTACAACAATCAAAGCTAATCAAATTCATTCAGGAATTCATAAATCATGCTGGATTTAAGCCTTTCATTGAAATTGAGAATGAATGCGTATTACTCCCAGATGAGGAACTTATTCCGCTAATTGATTGCTGGAACAATTCTCCAAAATTGGATAATAGTGGTAATTCCAAACATGAGCGATATGATACTTTCGTTATCAAAATGACTTCCGCTCTGAAGAATTCTTGGTTTAAGTTTGTCATTTCTGATCCTTCTGATTGGGATGAGATTGAAGAAGAATTCCTTATACCGGGATTGATCAGACGAGATCAGATAATTCTCATGCCAGAAGGAGCTAATCGGGCAACTCTGCAATCTAATATGGAGAAGGTTGTAATGCTTGCTATCCGAGAGAATGTTATATATCGCTCAAGGGAGCATATAGTCTTGTGGGATAGGAATACCGGCGTGTAGCGGTTTTTTTGCTGATTTTGAGTATAATATAGCAAATACAGATTACATTTTTAACATATTGTTTAACCAAAAATTTTAAAACCATGTTGAGTGAAAAAGCGCTGCGCGCAGCAGCAAAAGAAGTAAACGAAGTCGTTGGTGTAGAACCCCCGATTAACACAAAAGCCTCTGTGGCAGAACTGATCGAGAAGCTGAAAGAAGCAAAGGCAGAAGTAATTGATCCCGAACAGGATGAGTTTACCGAAGCAACTCAGGCAGTCCTTGATGAGCTGGATGAAGAAGAGGAAGAAGTTGAGGAAGAGGAAGCCGAAGAAGCAGAGGAGGAAGAAGTTGAGGAAAAACCGGCAAAGAAAGCTTCGAAGAAAGAAGGAAAGAAATCCGCTCCGAAGAAAGCAGGAGAACCCGGAAAGCCCGGCATCATTGCCACCATTGTTGCCCTTGTTGAAGGTTCTGGTAAGAAAGGAATCACCAAGGAAGAAATTCTGGCAGAGCTTGTTGCCAACTTCCCTGACAGGTCCGAAGATTCTATGAAGAACACCATTAATGTTCAGGTCCCGGCCAGGATCAATAAGGAAAAATTCCCTGTCAAAAAACTGGAAGGGAACCGTTACTGCAAAGCATAGTGATATGCGGAAGGTAGTAATGGGACTATCCGGCGGTATGGATTCAGCCACCTTGCTCGGGCTTCTGCTCGACCAAGGGGCTGAAGTCCACTGCTGCTCGTTCTATTATGGTTCAAAGCATAATGTTTATGAACGAAAGGCAGCAAAGAAACTTGTGAATCACTACAAAAAGATGGGATTTTCGGTATTTCTGTATCCGATAGACCTATCAGAAGCTTTCAAGAATTTCTCTTCAAATCTGCTCCTTTCCGGAGGTGATATCCCGGAAGGGCACTATAATGATGAGAATATGAAGGTGACTATGGTCCCGGGAAGGAATATGATCTTCAGTGCTATTATGGCAGGTCTTGCTGAATCTGTTGGAGCAACCACAATTGCATTGGGAGTTCATGCCGGAGATCACCATATCTATCCGGACTGTCGTGCTGAGTTCATTAAAGCACTTGACTCAGCAATTTACCTATCATCAGACCGAAAGGTTTCAGTGATTACCCCTCTTCTTGAATATGACAAAGCAGGAATACTCATGATGGGTTATTCTGATTTTGTGAATAAAGTACCATACCAGTTAACAAGAACTTGTTACAAAGATCAAGAGTTATCCTGCGGCAAATGTGGATCATGCCGGGAAAGACTCGAAGCTTTTGAACATTTAATGATCGAAGATCCAATACCATACGAAAAACATGAGTGAGAAATTAACAAGGGAGCAGATGGAAATTCTGGTCCGGAAACAATTAGTATACATTGGGGAAGATCCTGACCGTGAGGGTCTGATTGATACCCCGAAAAGAATAGTAAGAATGTGGGATGAACTCTTTCTTGGGTATGATAAGAGTAAACATCCAAAGGTGTCAGTATTCCGAAATGGTGCTGACGGATTGGTTTATGATCAGATGATCATTGATGAAGGCAACTACTATTCTTTCTGTGAGCATCATATAGTCCCTTTCTTTGGGCAGTATTGGTTTGGTTATATTCCGGACCCGCATGGGAATATCATCGGTCTATCAAAAGTTGCTAGGATTGTAGACTATCATTCCTCTAAGTTACAGATCCAAGAGCGTTTGGTCAATGATGTGATCGAAGATATATATGCCGAGCTTTGTAAAGGCGGGGTAAATAGACCCATCGGGATGGGAATGGTTATGATTGGGGAGCATCTTTGCAAAACTATGAGAGGTGCCAAGAAGAAAGGGAAAATGACCACAATCAAGCTAAAGCATGCTTTCCTTGATAATCCTGTTGTTAAGTCCGAATTCTTATCTCGTTGTAGTATATGAGTTATGAACATACATCTCGCAGGTAATGTCGGGATCATCTCACGAGAGATCCGATTCAATAAGTTTTTTACACGTAGATTGTTATCTTTCTATGAAGTATTTCAAAAGCTCTTTGCATCGGATCTTTCTTTTAGATACATAACAACAAAAAATATGAAAGAGCAAGCAACAAGAAAAGTTGAATTATTTCTTGATTCAGGTGCATACTCTGCATGGTCTCAGGGTAAGGAAATAAACATTCAAGAGTATATTCAGTTCATTAAAGACCATCAGGATGTAATTGATGTTTATGCAAACTTAGATGTCATTGGTAGTCCACAAGGTACGTGGGATAATCAAATGACAATGGAAAAAGCAGGTCTTTCTCCTCTTCCGGTATATCACTATGGGGAAGATGTGAAATGGCTTAAACGCATTCTCGGACGGGGATATCCTTACATTGGTTTAGGTGGTATGGTTCCCATATCAACCGGTGATTTAACCAAATGGTTGGATGAACTATTCCGATTGTATTTGACTGATCCTGATGGCATGCCCGTGGTAAAGGTCCATGGTTTTGGATTGACAAGTCTACGGCTCATGCTCAGATATCCGTGGT